TGAATGGTTGCTAAAATGTACAGGAAAGAGGTATCGTTATGCTTCGTAAAGTAAAACTATATGGAGAGTTAGCCAAGTTTGTCGGACACAAAGAGTTTGAGGTACAGGTAGATACAGTAGGTAAAGCTGTCAGCTTTTTAATACATAATTTTCCAGGAATAGAGTCTTATATGAGTCCGAAGTATTACCAAGTAAAAGTAGGTAATTATGAAATTGATAAGAATGAAATAAGCTATCCAGTGGGTAAAGAGGATATACATTTTATTCCTATGATTAGTGGTTCTGGAAGAGGTGTGGGAAAAATTGTATTAGGAGCAGTTCTTATAGGTTTAGCAATAGCTAACCCTGCTGTAGGATTCGGACTTGGACCAGGAGGTTTAGGGGGAGGTTTTGCCACCGCTTCTGGAGCGTTCAGTCTAACCGCTACTTTAGGAAACATTGGAATAGGATTAGTTCTGATGGGAGTCAGTGAGATGCTGTTTCCTTTACCGCAACCGCGAGATTTTAATTCAGAAGAAGATCCACAGTTATCTTTTAACTTTAATGGAGTGCAAAATACATCACGGGCTGGTACACCTGTACCAATAGTATATGGAGAAATCGTGACTGGCTCAGTGGTGATCAGTGCAGCGATTGACACTAATCAGGTAGAAGCATGACAGACGAAATCAAACTTATCAAAGGATCTGGAGGACCACCTCCTCCACCCCCACCACCATATCGTGCTCCTGATACTCTACACAGTAGGAGTTTTGCTACTATTCAAGATTTAATATCTGAAGGTGAAATAGAAGGTTTTGCTAGTGCTTCAAAAGAAGGACTTACAAAAGGCACGACTGCTTATGACAATGCCAGTTTAAAAGATGTATTTCTTGATGACACTCCTATATTGCAAGCTACCGCTACAAGTGCGAGTCCAGCTACTACCGATTTTAATTTTCAAGATGTAACTTTTAAGTCTAAGTTTGGAACGTCAAACCAAACTGCGATGAGTGGTATTCCTGCTGAAAGCAGATCACCTACTGCTGTTGCTGTTACTGTAACAACTTCTTCTCCTGTCACCAGACAGATTACGAATACAGACGTAGATGCTGTAATTGTTACTTTAACTTGGCCTCAAATACAGGTAGCTGAAGATGATGGGGATATTCGAGGAGATAAAGTTGAATATAAAATACAAATCCAACATGATTCTGGAGGATTTGTAGATAAAATTAGTGCTTCTGTTGATGGTAGAACTGCTGATGCCTATGCTAGAGATCATAGAATAGAATTAACAAGCGGATTTACAACTGTAGATATAAGGGTAGTTCGGGTAACAGCAGATAGTACAGATGCTCAAAGAATAAATGCTTTTGAATTTACAAGTTTTCAAGAAGTTATAGATAATAGTTCTACTTACGCCAATAGTGCTTATGTCGCTCTTCGCTTAGATAGTAAACAGTTCAATAGAATCCCTACAAGAAAATATCGTATTAGAGGAATAAAAGTAAGGATACCAGGAGCAGGGGCTTCTAGTTCTGGAACTCCTACTGTAGATAATGCTACGGGCAGGATAGTGTACCCAAGCGGATATATATTTAATGGAGTGATGGGTGCTGCTGTTTATACAAACTGCCCTTCGATGTGCCTACTCGACTTACTTACTAATACTCGTTATGGTCTAGGAGATCATGTTACTGATAGTAATTTAGATTTATTTAGTTTTGTAGCTGCTAGTAAATATGCAAACGAAGAAGTAGACGATGGAACAGGATCAGGTGCAAAAGAAGCTAGATTTAGCTGCAATGTAAATATCCAAAGTCCTAAAGAAGCATTTGCAGCAATAAATGATTTAGCTGGTGTTATGAGATGTATGCCAATATGGTCTGCTGGATCTATAACTATCTCACAAGATAAAGAAACTACAGCAAGTTATTTATTTAATTTAGCAAATGTAGGAGAAGGAGGTTTTGCTTACTCAGGTAGTAGTTTAAAAACTCGACATAGCGTTGTCTCTGTCAGCTACTTCAACATGGACTCAAAAGAAGTGGATTTTGAGGTCGTAGAAGATAGCACCGCTATAAGTAAGCTAGGCACAATCGTTAAGCAAGTGAAAGCATTTGCGTGTACCTCCCGTAATCAGGCTGCGAGATTGGGCCGTGCGATACTTTTTGCAGAACAAAATGAGTCTGAAACAGTTACATTTACAACTTCCATAGATTCAGGAATTGTTGTTAGACCTGGTTCTGTCATTGAAATAAACGATCCAGTAAGAGCAGGAGCTAGAAGAGGAGGTCGTGTGGTGGCTGCTACAACAACTACGGTTACTATTGATGCGGAATCAGAAACAACTTTGCCAGCTTTAAGTGATAATCCAACAATTAGTGTAATTTTATCTGATGGATCAGTGGAATCCAAAACTATAACAGCTATTTCTGGGGCAGTATTAACTGTTAATTCTGCTTTTTCATCTGCTCCAAACGTAAATTCACCATATTTATTATCTAGCACAAGTTTGCAAACTCAATTATTTAGAGTAATTCAAGTAGAGGAACAAGATGACATTAACTATGTAATTTCAGCTTTATCTTACGTTGAAGGTAAATACGCGTTTATTGAAAATGGAACTGTTTTACCTACAAGAACTATATCTATACTCAATGAACCAGCGTCACCACCAAGTAGTTTAACGGTCACAGAACAAACAGTTGTTATCAACAACATTGCTAGAAGTAAATTAATTGTAGATTGGCAACCAGTACAAGGTGTTACTCAATATCTTGTTAACTACAAAATAGAAAATGGTAATTATATTTCTCAGGTTGTATTTAGTAGTGATTTTGAATTATTAGATACTGTAAAAGCAACTTATAATATTCAAGTTTTTTCATATAATGCAAAATTAGAATTATCTACCAATCCAGCCGAAACAAATTTTACAGCACAAGGTAAAACAGCATTACCGGAAGATGTTTCTGGATTAACAATAGAACCAATTAACGAACAGTTTGTAAGACTAAGATTCACACAGGCAACTGCTATAGATGTTCTTCACGGAGGTCGGGTTTATGTCAGGCATACAAATCAAACTGGTGGTGCTGCTTCTTTCCAAGCTGCTCAAGATGTAATTGAAGCTGTAGCTGGTAATGCTACAGAGGTTATAGCTCCTGCTTTAGCTGGAACTTATCTTCTTAAATTCCAAGACGATGGTGGTAGATTTAGTGCAAATGCAGCTAGTGTAAATCTTTCTCTTGTTGATATTTTAGATTCAATCACTGTAAAAACTGACAGAGAAGATACTGACGGAACACCATATAACGGAACGAAATCAAATGTTACTTTTGATTCATCTCTTGGAGGATTAAAACTTACAGATCCAACTGCAAATGCTACTGGTACTTATGACTTTGTTGATACTCTTGATCTTGGTGCAACATTCTCTCTTACATTGAAAAGATTTTTCCAGGGAGTTGGTTTTTATGTTGGAGATCAGTTTGATAATAGAACAGATAATATAGATACTTGGACAGATTTTGATGGAACTGTTGCTAATGATGTAAACGCAAAAATAGCAGTGCGAACAACTACTGACGATCCAAGTGGTTCACCTACATACTCATCTTTCAATGACTTTGCTAATGGAACATTTAAAGGTAGAGGATTTCAATTCAGAATTACTATAGATACAGCAGATACAGCACAAAATATGAATTTACAGCAAGCAGGATATACAGCAACAATGCCGTCAAGAACTGAGCAATCATCTGTCATAGCATCAGGAGCAGGAGCAAAAGCAGTTACATTTACAGCACCATTTTTTGTTGGAACGTCTGGGTTAGGTAATCTAAATAGTTTTTTACCTTCTGTTAGTATCTCTCCACAAAATATGGCAACAGGAGATTATTTTGAGCTCAGTAGTATATCTGGAACTGGCTTTACAGTTCACTTTAAAAACTCAAGTAATGCTAGTATTGATAGGAACTTTACCTACAGTGCTGTTGGTTTTGGCAAAGGAGGTTAACATGGAGAAAAATAGTATTTAACTGTGGCTGACGTAACTAATTACACAATCGAAAATGCTTCTGGAGCGAATGTAAGAACTGATCTTAATAATGTTTTTGCTGCAATCCAATCAAGTAACTCAAAGTCATCTGATTTAGCTTCAAGTCAATGCGTAGCTGGTATGCCTTTTCTTAATACCACTACAAATATTTTAAAAATAAGAAATTCAAGCAATGGTGGTTTTACTGAAATTGGTAATATAGATTCTGCAAATTTAGGATTATTATTGAAATCTGGTGGTACTATGACAGGACCACTATTGATTGATGATTCTAGTAGTGCATCAACTCCAGCATTAAGTTTTGATTCGGATACTGATTTAGGTTTATTTAGAAAATCTGCAAACATTATGGGATTCAGTTCTTCTGGAACGGAGCAGATGACATTTGATGCTAATGGAATAACTTTAAATGCACAAAATGAAATCAGATTTGGTGATGCCGATAGTAGTAATTATGTAGGAATAAAAGCACCATCAACTGTTGCTTCTAACAGAACTCTAACTTTACCTGATGAAACAGGTACTTTGGTTACTTCAGCATCAATAGTAAGTTCGATTGGAGGTCAGAATCTTACAAACTTGCACACCTTAACTCCAGCTACAAATAACGCTTATGATTTAGGATCTTCTTCTTTAAGATGGGCAAATTTATTTGTAAACGACTTTAATTTATCTAACGAGGGTCATAAAAATGACGTTGACGGAACGTGGGGAAGCTATACTATACAGGAAGGAGAGAGTGACCTTTTCTTGATTAACAAAAGAACAAACAAAAAATATAAGTTTGTTTTACAGGAGGTGCAGTAATGACAATTAATTTTGGAGATGGAACTACATTAGATAGTGCTACTATTTCTGCTGGTAAAGTTTTACAAGTTATTCAAACAGTAAAGTTAGATAAATCTGCAACAACTTCTACAAGTTTTATTGATGTTCCAAGTCTAAGTGTAGCTATTACGCCTGCTGCTACATCAAACAAAGTTTTAGTTAGGGCCTCAGTATCATGTGGTGCTGGTGGTGGTGGTATCGATAATAAAATAAGGCTGATGAGAGGAAGTACTAATCTACTCAATGATCAATTTGTAAGACAAACTTCAAGTCAAACAAACTATACATGGGTATTAGAAAAATTAGATTCACCAAGTACAACTTCTTCAACTACATATAAAGTTCAATTTAGAGCAGCTTCTAATGAAGTCTTTATTAATAGAGATGGTTCAAATGAATTACTTGGATCATGTAGTATCGTTGTAATGGAAATTGATTAAAAACATGAGCTATACTGTAAATAAAAAATCATGGCAAGTTTAGACGCATCAGCAATATTTAGAGCATATCCGAATGTTGTGCTTGTTGACGATGGAATAGGTTGTCAGGATAGTGATGGCAACACTGTTACAGTAGATCAAACCAAAGTTGATGAGGCCAGAACTGCTATTGATGCAGAAGAAGCTGCTGTTTTATATCGAAAACAAAGAACGGGGGAAGCTGGTACGACAGATACAATTTATGCTTCGATAGGCGATCAACTAGATATGCAATATAAAGATGCAATAAATGGTACAACAACTTGGAAAGATCATGTTGCTGCTGTAAAAGCAAAGTACCCTAAACCTAGCTAAATATGGCAATCCAACCTGGTACATACAATATGACGGTCCAAAGACGGTCAGATCATAGTATTCAGCTTGTTTTTAAAGATTCTAATAATGCTGCGATTGATTTAACAGGATTTACTGTAGAAGCACAAGTTTGGGAAGAGACTCGCACTACAAAATATGCAGATTTTAATGTTACTTACACAAATAGATCAACTGGAACGATTGATATTGCCTTAACAGATACTCAAACTGCAACTTTCAGTCCAAATGTTTTAAAATATGACGTATTACTTACTAATCCTTCTGGATTAAAGGAATATTATTTAGAGGGAAGCATTTTTATGAGTGAGGGCTACACTGCATGACTACAGTAAACATAACCACCACTAAAAATACTGTTACAGTAAATGAGGGTGATGCAACTGTTGTTACAGTAGCCACTCAAGGGCCACAAGGTCCAGCTTTTGCTGCAACTGGAACCACCTTAGATGACTCAAGTAAAGTAGATGGCTCAATAGTGTTTTTCGACTCATCTAGTGGTACATTTAAAGCAGATGCAACTACTACCAAACTTACACTTGTCGATGGAGGGAATTTCTGATGGCTAATACAATTAGGATTAAAAGATCAACTGGATCGTCTAACCCAACTTCTCTTGAAAATGCTGAAATAGCTTTTAGAGAAGGTGATGAAGTATTAGTTATTGGTAAAGGAACAGGAGGAGCAGGAGGATCTGCTACGTCTATCGAACCTATTGGTGGTAAGGGAGCATTTTTTGATAAAGCAACGACAAGAACTACAAACCATGTATTAGCTGGTGCTGCTTCTGGAAGTGCTGCTGCACCTACATTTAGAGCATTGGTAAGTGATGATATTCCTTCATTAGCACATACAAAAATCAGTGATTTTGATACTGGGGTTCGCACCAATACGCTTGCAGAAATGGCTGCTCCTGCTGGTGCTGTATCTCTAAACTCACAAAAAATAACAAATTTAGCAGACCCTACTGCTGATGCTGATGCTGCAAATAAAGGTTATGTAGATGGAGTTGCTCAAGGATTAGATGTCAAAGATTCTGTAAAAGCAACAACAACAGCAAACGGTACATTATCTTCTGCTTTTGCTAATGGTCAAACGATTGACGGTATTACATTAGCAACTAATGACAGGATACTTATTAAAGACCAAAGCACTCAGACAGAGAATGGTATCTATACAGTTAATGCTTCTGGTGCTCCAACCAGGGCAGATGATTTAGCTGCTGGTTCTGACGCTGCTGGTGCGTTTGTTTTTGTAGAACAAGGAACTGTAAACGCCGAAAATGGTTTTGTTTGTACAAGTAACAAGGGCAGTGCCGTTACAGGGACAAATAATTTGGTTTTCTCGCAGTTTTCTGGCGCTGGTCAAATTACAGCAGGAAATGGTTTAGAAAAATCTGGCAATACTTTATCTGCTGATCTTAAATCAAATGGTGGACTTGTTATTGAGTCTGCTGAAATTGCTGTTGATCTTGCTGCTAGTTCAATAACAGGAACACTTGCCATTGGCGATGGTGGAACGGGTGCTACAAGTGCAAGTGCAGCTAGAACTGCTTTAGGTGTTGCGATTGGATCAGATGTACAAGCATTTGACGCACAACTTAGTGATATAGCTGGCTTAAGTCCAACAGATAGTAATTTTATTGTTGGTAACGGATCTAATTTTGTTCTTGAATCTGGTGCAACTGCAAGAGCAAGTCTTGGAGTAACTATTGGAAGTCAAGTACAGGCTTATGATGCTGACCTTGATAATTTATCCGGTTGTCAATCAGGTGGATCTGCTGCTTTAGCTGCTCTAACCGAAGCAGAAATTCAAATTTTAGATGGAGCGACCTTAAGTACTACAGAATTAAATTATGTTGATGGTGTTACTTCTGCTATCCAAACGCAATTAGACGCAAAACAGCCTTTAGATGCAGATTTAACTGCTTTATCAAGTTGTCAATCTGGGGCTGCTACTGCACTCGCATTACTTACATCAACAGAAGTTGCAATTTTAGATGGAGCAACTGTAACAACTGCTGAGTTAAACATTCTTGACGGAGTTACTGCAACAACTTCAGAATTAAATATTCTTGATGGGGTAACTTCTACTGCGTCAGAATTAAATATTCTTGACGGTGTTACAGCTACAACTTCTGAAATAAACTTAATTGATGGAGGAACATCGGCTAGTGCAACTACATTAGCAGCAGCAGACAGATTTATTTGTAATGACGCTGGAACGATGAAACAAGTTGCGTTGTCTGACCTGGTTACATTTTTAGAAGATGAAAGTGCCTCTAGCTTCAACATAGATGGCGGTAGCTACTAAATCTTAGGAGGTAAGGCCAATGGCTAACACAATCAGACTTAAAAGAGCAAGCGGTAGCGATCCAGGTGCTAGTGATCTTGTTACAGGAGAGGTAGCGATAAGAACTGATACAGGTAAAATATTCACGAAAAAAGATGATAATTCTGTAGTCGAACTAGGTGTTGGTATTAGTAACGTAGTAGAGGACACATCACCTCAACTTGGCGGTGATTTACAGAGTAATGGTAACGATATTGACTTTGCTGATAATGATAAAGCAATATTTGGTACAGGGTCAGATTTACAAATTTATCACTCAGGCACAAACTCTCTCATTGATAATAATACAGGCGATTTAGTTCTTAGAAATAATGTAGCTTCTGATGTCGGTGGAAATATAATTATTCAAGCTAAATCAGGTGAGGAAAGTGCAAAGTTTACGCATGATGGCTCTGTTGAATTAAGACACGACAATGTCAAAAAGTTTGAGACATTATCTACAGGTGTATTGATTACTGGTAGTGATGATGGCGATGGTGGAGCAAAAGGTGACTTTAAATTTCTACAAACTGATGGCACTCTTAAAGCCATGTTTGACGCATCTGCCTCTGCATTTGAATTTTACGATAACACTAAAGCTGTATTTGGTAATGGTGATGACTTACAACTTTATCACGATGGTTCTAATTCTTACATCGTAGATAACGGAACTGGCGGTCTAATAATTGGTGTTGCTGGTACGTCTACAAGTGGATTTTATAAAGGTACAGGCTCAGAACCAATAGCTTTATTTATACCTGATGGAGCAGTAGAGTTATACCACAATAATAGCAAGAAGTTTGAGACAACCTCTTCGGGCCTTAATATTACAGGAGATATTGTTGCTACTGGTGATTTTGAGACAACAGGTGCTAATGATCATTTTAAATCACACAGTACAAGTTCTGGTAAATGGGTAAGAATGTATGCTGCTGGAGGAACAGGTCAGTGGGATATTTATGGTAATGGTGCAAACTTACGTTTTAGTGACAATGCTAGTGCTGGCAGCGTAGTATTTGATCGAAACGTAGATGCAAACGGTGGCCTTGATGTAACAGGTAATATATCCGTATCAGGAACAGTTGATGGTCGTGACGTAGCTACTGATGGTACAAAACTTGATGGAATAGAAAGCGGAGCCACCGCAGATCAATCAGCAAGCGAAATAGTTGCACTTATAGCAGACCAAACTATTGCACCTTCTACGATTGATATGGAGGATAGCGAAAAGATATTACTTGGAACAAGTGATGATCTACAAATATTTCATGATGGAAGTAACAGCCATATTCATGATAATGGTACTGGTCAATTACGCATAAGAAGTAACGCATTTAGAGTCAATGACCCTGGTGATTCTGAAAATATGATTAAAGCGGATATAAATGGTGCTGTAAGTCTTTTCTTTGATGATTCTCAAAAATTTTTTACTTCATCAACAGGAGTCAGTTTAGCAAACGGAGATTTAGATGTAAATACAAATAATATTAAATTTGGACATTGTTCTAGCTCTGGCTCTGATGATACTTTAATGTTTGGTACTAACGGAGATGACCTTAAAATATTTCATGGTGGAGCGGGAATCTTTAGTGTAAATACTGGTCATGCGTATTTAAGAAATACGGGTGATTTTAGTAGTACACGAAAAGTCTATATAATGGCAAAAAATGATGAAGAATCAGTTACTTGTAATTCTGACGGAAGTGTAGAGCTATATTACGACAATAGTAAAAAATTTGAGACTTTTAGTACTGGTGTTAAATGGCATGGATTCTTATTTTGTGATGACAATTCCAGTATTAGATTAGGAAATGGTGCAGACCTACAAATTTATCATGATGGCTCAAATAGCTATATAAAAGATGCTGGCACTGGTCAATTAGTTATAAATTCAAACGAATTTAGACTTAACAGTGAAGATAATAGTCAACAAATGATAGGTGTGCAAGATGGTGGTTCTGTAGATTTGTACCACAACGGAAGTCAAAAACTCCAGACTACAAGTTCGGGTGTAAAAATAACTGGTGATGTTTTACCTGATGCAAATAATAGTAGAGATTTAGGCTCAAGTTCATTACGTTGGCAAAACTTATTTGTGAACGATATGCACTTTGCAAACTCACCAGATAATCCAAATAAAGTTGATGGTACTTGGGGTGATTGGACTTTACAAGAAGGAGAAGCTACGATATATATGTTAA